TGGGGGCCTAAGAGTATCACTACTCTTGGTCTAACTGAGTCTTAGTCGACTCGCATATGTGCCCCCAATACTTTGTTGGAGGTTCATATGTCACGCGATTACCACTTCGACCCGAAGCCTCAAATTGAACGCTACTATGTCGATGGACAGCTCTCTCGAGAGCAGTTCGTCGGCAATGCGTACAAGGAGATTTCTCGTCGTTCGCTCGTTAAATCGAAGAAGGACCTTGCCGGATGGCGTAGCCCGACACCGTACGATTGTACTGTGACTGACTACCAACCACTGCAAGGCACCATCGAGATACAGCGTTATAGTGGTGGGTTACCCTGGTATCAGGAGAAGTATGACGGAGCGTTATCACAGCTGTATTTCAACGTGATGCCGCCCTTTCCTACAACTACTGCTCTACCGGGTGCTAACTCTACGTACCGGGCTGAAGTCGAGTGCCTTTTAAAGGTTCGCGATATGTCAGTCAATCTGCTACAGACTTTTGCCGAAAGGCAAAAGACTATAGACATGGTACTTGACCGCACAACTCGCCTTTATCGTGCGTACCGCTCTGCGAAACGGGGAAAATTCCGTGACGCGATGCGTACGCTTGGCATCGATAAACGCGGCAAGAAAACTGCCAGTTCCTGGCTTGAGTTGCAATACGGCTGGTTACCCCTCATGTCCGACATTTATGGCGGATATGAGTTCTTAACCGGTCGTAGAGCCGTTAAAGGTATGCTGTTCAACGTAAGAAGAACAATTACCGACAACGACACTCAAACCAAATCCAATCAAACTGCGTCGTGGTCCATGAATGCCAATATTCAAACAAAACTGGTTACCAAGGTTTCACTTTGGTACACAGTTGAATATGAAGCACTCGCGGAAGCGTCGAAGTTGGGTTTGCTTAACCCACTAGAAGTCGCCTGGGAGTTGACTCCCTGGAGTTTTGTAGTTGATTGGTTTCTTCCTGTTGGAAACGTCCTTGGTGCACTTAGTGCTACCAGCGGTTGTTCCTTCAAGTCGGGAACATTAACTCGCGTCTTAGAGCAACAAATCCAATGCCAGGTTATTCCTAAGAATAGCATGTCAGGTGGAAATGGTGCTACAAGGAGCGGGTCGGCCGAAGGTTCAGGTAAGTATTTCAAAATGGACCGTCAGGTCTACTCTGGAACTCCTTTCCCTGTCCTTTACGTCAAGAACCCTCTTAGTGTGGGCCACGCGCTGAACGCCGTAGCTCTCATAAGGAGTCTTTTCAAATAACCCCACTGAAAACGAGGCTATCATGCCAGCAAATGCCGCTATTGCCATCCAAGATGGCGCAAGTACCCCTGTAACCCACACTTTCTCGCCTACGAAGATCGATGCCAATGGCATCGCCACCTTCGAAGAGCGCGTGAGTGGTGTTCCAATCGGGTACCCCACGATCACGTGGAGCGTGCGGGCACCGACCAAAGGCTCGTCCACTTACAAGGTAACTGGTAAGTTGACTCAACCGAAGGTCGTCGACGTAACCGACTCAAGCGGTAAAACCGTGAAGACTGTCGACTACACGAACCTCGCTACCATTGACTTGGTTGTCTCTAACAAGAGCACCAAGCAGGAACGTAAAGACCTGCGCGTATTGGTGGCTAACGCCCTCAACAACGCGCTGCTTGTTACGTCTGCTGACGATCTCGAATCGTTCTGGTAACGTCGGACTGACGCACACTATGGATTAGTGTGCGAAGGAGCCAGGTGACCTTATGGGTCCCCTTTCTTTCGTGTTTGCAAAAGCGAGAACGCTATGCAGGTATCTAACGCAGTTAGCTACAGTCGTAAAAGCAACACTCACCATACGTGCTCTAAGATACTTAAAGCACTGGGTACGCCTCTTTCACGTCAGATTAACACCTGGCTGGAAGAGGGCGATTACCTCAATGTGGTCAATAGCAAAATTGATCCTCGCCAGTACGGCGACGATCACGCTTTATTTGCTCGTGACTACCTTGCTTGTTCGTTGTTACGTAAGTACTCATCTTTTCCTCTTGGAATTGACTGTAAATCCGTTGCTATGAACAAGTTTATGGAGAGTGAAGCTGCCTGTCGTCAGACAAACCTCACCAAGGTAAGACCCTATGAGAACCGCCCCTTAACCGGGTACGGTATCTCACCTGAGCAGTACATTTCGTATGCTAGGCGAAAGATAGAGTCTTTGCTTGGAAGGTTTGATTGGAACAAGGCGTCTGAACGGTTCGCTTTTACGGGAGGCGCTAGTACGCGTCTCAAACGTCGAAGTGGTGCTCCGTTCTATAAATTTCAGGGCAAACCTGAAACGACACGTAATAACGCTCTACTCTCTATCTGTGCTATCTGGAGCACTCCGCTCTGGGCAGAACAGATGAGGTCCCTATACGGTGATGACCCAGTTAACTGGGTCACCGTCGTTGAAGGAAGTAGAGTTACCACCGTCGCTAAAACAGCCCTTACTGATCGTTGTATCGCTATCGAGCCCGAGATGAATATGTTTATTCAAACCGGGATCGGAGCGGTGATCAGAGACAAGTTACGCTCGGTCGGGATCGATCTCAATGATCAGACCCGGAACCAGAAACTAGCTTGTATTGGTAGCGGTACCGGTAGTCTCGCGACTATCGATCTCGCTAGCGCTAGTGACAGTATTGCACTGGAACTCGTTCGCCTGTTATTACCGTACGACTGGTTTGACGCGCTATGTCGTTGTCGATCAGAAGTCGGAATTCTTCCTTGCGGGCAAAAGCACCCGTTCGAGAAGATATCATCCATGGGGAACGGTTACACCTTTGAGCTTGAGTCCCTGATTTTCTGGGCTCTCGCTAAAAGCGTAATCGACCTCACTGGATGTAGCGACCGTCGCTTGGGCGTCTATGGTGATGATTTAATCATACACAATAGTGTCGCCGAGGACCTCATAGGACTTCTCGACTATTGCGGTTTTAAAACCAATATAGAAAAGACGTTCTGTGAAGGACCCTTCCGAGAAAGTTGTGGTAAACACTACTTTTACGGCAAGGACGTAACCCCTCTTTATTGTAAAGAGCCCCTGGACACGTTGAACAGAAAGTTCTGGATCGCCAATAGCATTCGCCTTTGGGCTAGTGCTAGGACGTCCCCAGGCAGGTATCAACACCTGTATTCGTTCATCGTTAAGACCATTCCGTCGAAACAACGGTACCTCATACCCGGCAACTATGGGTCTGAGTGTGGTCTGTGGGCTTCCTGGGATGAGGCACGCCCCAAGTATTCTACTTGGAAGCAAGCTTTCATCATCAGGCTGCTTGTTCCCAGACGGAAGAAATTTATTCCGAACGGGTTACCGGCAGTACTTCATTGGTTTAATACGAAGGTCAAGGACCTACGCGTTAACTCACTTGAAGCAGGGGGTCCATCTCGGTTCCAAATCGAGATGGGTGAGACACGGTATATTCCGTCCAGGAAATACCTGTCGTGGTGGGACCCCGTTCCTAACGGGGTTACTACATTAGGGGTAC